ACCTGGTGGGGTTGGACAGAATGGAGCTCCTGTTATTGATATAAGTCATTTACTTTCCTATAGTGGTAGCAATTTAATTTTTGGTGCCTCTATTGGAACTGGAGGACATGGTGGCGCAGGAGGAAGACCTTCTCCAGCTGTTTCAGCTGGTAATGGAGGATCTGGAAGTATGGCTGCTGGTGGTGGTGGAGGAGGAGCTACTATTGTCGGCGCTGTAAGTGGAAGAGGTGGTCCTGGTGGAAATGGTTTTGTTTTAATTTTTGAATATTATTAAAAAATAAATTAATATGGCTAGATGGGCAATAATAAAATCAAATTATGTAATTGATATTATAATATGGGATGGTAATACTCCTTATCAATACCCTGGAGATCATGATTTAATGATAGAAGATACTACTGAGATAGTAGGCTATGGAGACTGGTATGAAGCATCAGAAGGAATATTCTACAGTCCTCTTTCAACACCCCCAGATTTTCCTCCAACTCCTTAAATATTTATAATTAAAACTATACAATGGCATTAGTAACAAGAGCAGGTAAAGGATCCAAACTCAGCTCAGCTGAGATGGATAGTAATTTATTATACTTAGCAACTACTTTATCAGGATCAGGAGCTGGAGCAATTATATCTGTGACAGGATCAACAATTCAAGCCCCTAATACTTCCATTACAGGATCATTTTTTGTGGGTGATGGTAGTAAATTAACAAACATTACTGCTTCTTCAATTGCCCCAGGAAATGTAGCTGCAGCTGGTTCTAACACTTATATTCAATATAATAACAACGGTATATTAGGAGCAGAAGCTGCTTTTACATATAATGCTAGTACTAATACTTTAACTACAACTAATATTGTAGCTAATGATATACAAGTAGCCAAAGCAATTGATACTAGTAATGGTTATTTACTTGATGGAAATGACATAACAGCTGTTGATTGGAAAAATAGAGCACTAAAATATACCGGTGGTGATACAGCAGTAGATTGGACTACAAACAATAGACTTATTTTAAGTAGTTCTCAAATGGTTATGAAAGGATTAGCTAATACTAACCAAGGTAATGTTATATCTATAGACCCTTCAACAGGTAGACTTTATTATATGTCTACTTCTTCAATTTCTATTACTTTTTCTCCTTCTTCACCTATTAATTCTATTCAGTTTAATAGTGCTAGTGTATTTAAAGGTGACAGTTCATTTACTTTTAACGCTTCTACTTTAAGTCTTTCCCAAGGTCAAAACGCTACAGCTTCAGGTAATTATTCTCATGCTGAAGGTAGTACCACTGTAGCTTTAGGTAATAACTCTCATGCTGAAGGATTTGTGACTGTAGCGACCGGAGATTCTTCTCACGCTGAAGGAGCATATGTATCTGCCTCAGGAGGTTATTCTCACGCTGAAGGATATTTAACTATATCTAGAGGTACTTTTTCTCACGCTGAAGGAGGAAGTACAGTATCATCAGGTTCTTATTCTCACGCTGAAGGTGAAGGTTCTATATCTAGAGGCAATTATTCTCATGCTGAGGGATATTACACTTTAGCCTCAGGAAGCCATTCTCATGCTGAAGGTAATACCACTATAGCTTTAGGTTCTAATTCTCACGCTGAAGGAATTGGTACTATAGCTACTAAAAATGGAGCCCACGCTGAAGGATTCTACACTACAGCTAGTGGTTTTCAGTCCCATGCTGAAGGTCAAGAAACTGAAGCTAAGGGCTCTGTTTCTCATGCTGAAGGTTATTTAACTCTAGCAAACCAAGCCTATTCTCATGCTGAAGGATGGGATACTGAAGCTAATGGATATGCTTCCCACACTGAAGGATATCTTACTTACACTGGAGGTAGTCACTCTCATGCTGAAGGTGAAAGTACACAAGCAAATGGAAATGCTTCTCATGCTGAAGGAAGTGGATCTGCAGCCACAGGTGCTGGTTCTCACGCTGAAGGTTCAATTTCAAATGCTGTAGGTGAATTTTCACACGCAGAAGGTTTTGATACTTATGCTAATGGAATCTATTCTCATGCTGAAGGAGCAGGTACTACCGCTGATGGATTAGGATCACATGCTGAAGGTAATTCAACTATAGCTACAGGAGAATATTCACATGCTGAAGGTTTTAATACAATTGCACTTGGTGATTATTCCTACGCCGGAGGAATTTACACTATAGCATCAGGCTCAGGCCAAACAGTAGTAGGTGAATATAATACTCATGGTGATACAACAAGTTATTTTATTGTTGGATCAGGAACAACTGTAACTCGCAAAGATGCATTTAAAGTAACAAATAATTCTTCTATCATAGTAGCCACTCAAAGTGCCGCCCCCGGATGGACAGGTAAAGAAGGAGAAATAGTTCCTGTTAAAAATGGAGGAAGCTATTTCATTTATGTCTATATTGGTGGAACATGGAGATCATCTTCATTAACTTAATAAATAAAAAATAAAAATAAAAAATGGAAACAAAAGTTTTAACCCAAGAAGAGATTACACAATTAAAAGCAGTTCAACAAGAAAGATATTCTATAGTTGACAAATTTGGTACTATTGAAATTCAATTTCAAGAATTAGAATCTACAAAACAAAAACTAAAACTTGAATATGAAAAACTAAAACAAAAAGAAGATGTTTTAGGTAAACAATTACAAGCAAAATACGGTGATGGTACTATTAATTTAGAAAAAGGAGAATTTATAAGCGCTTAGTTTTTCGAAACTTTTCAAGATATTTATCAACAAACCCCAATTAAAAAATAAATTTAATTAAACAAATAACATGGCAGAAATTTTATTATCCCCAGGTGTTTTATCAAGAGAGATAGACACCTCATTTATAGCAGAACAGCCACCACAAATTGGTGCTGCTATTATAGGCCCTACAGTTAAAGGTCCTGTTGGTATTCCTGTAACTGTTACTTCATATACTGACTTTGTTAGTCGTTTTGGTGATGTAGAAGTTGTAGCAGGTACTGGATCATTTTCGTATTTTACTTCAATCACAGCTTACAACTATTTTCAAAATGGAGGCGAAACATTATTAGTAACCCGTGTAGTATCAGGTGCTTACGCTCCTGCATCCGCTTCAATTTTAGGTAGTGGTTCTGTAGTAGCGTTTACTTTAGCTACTATTTCTGAAGGTGCTAATATGAACACTACAGGTGGTGTAGATAGCAATGGAGCTTTTGCTACAGCTTCAGTTCATAGTGTTCGTTTCCAGATTGTATCACCAAATACATCTTCCGGTACATTTAACTTATACATCCGTAGAGGTGATGATGATAATAGAAACCCAGCTATCCTAGAAACTTATACTGGATTATCAATGGATCCATTATCTGAAAACTATGTAGCAAGAAAAATTGGTGATTACAGATTCACTCAAACAACTTTAGATGGTGAAGATACTTTACAAATCTCAGGTACATATCCTAATAGATCAAGATATGTAAGAGTAGCTTCTGTAGTAAGCCCTACCCCACAATATTTAGTAGGAGGTGTTCCAGCTAGTACAGCTTATAGAAATTCTATTCCTGTATCTACTGGTGCTAATTCAACTGGATCATTTAATGGTGGTGCTGGCTCATTAATAGCTGGTGCTAAGTTTTATGATCAAATTACACCTAATAATATTCAAGGTGTTAATGCTGATAGCTACACAGCTTCAATTAATTTATTAGCTAGTACTAATGATTATCAATTTAATGTATTGATAACTCCTGGTTTAAATTATGTTGATCATGAAGCCACAATGAGTGCTATTCTTACAAACACTGAAAATAGAGGTGATAGTGTATATGTAATGGATTTAGGTAATTATAGCGCCTCAGCAGCTGATGTTATTAACGCTGCCGTTGATATAGATTCATCTTATGGTGCTGCTTACTACCCATGGTTACAAACACTTGACCCAGGCACTGGACAGTATGTATTTGTACCTGCTTCTACAATGATCCCAGCAGTTTATGCTTTCAATGATAGTGTAGCTGAACCATGGTTTGCTCCAGCCGGTATCAACAGAGGTGGATTAGGAAATGTAATCAGAGCTGCTTCTAAATTATCACAATCAACTCGTGATAATCTATACCAAGGTAAAGTTAATCCAATCGCTACATTCCCTGGTCAAGGTGTTGTAGTATATGGTCAGAAAACCTTACAAACTAAAGCTTCTGCTCTTGATCGCATTAACGTTCGTCGTTTGATGATTGCACTTAAAGGATATATTGGTCAAATTGCTAACACATTAGTATTCCAGCAAAACAATGCTGCTACAAGAAATGCATTCTTAGCCCAAGTAAATCCATACCTTGAGTCAGTTCAACAAAGACAAGGTTTATATGCGTTCAAAGTTGTAATGGATGATGCTATTAACAACGCTGCTGTAATTGACAGAAACGAGTTAGTAGGTCAAATTTACTTACAACCAACTAAGACAGCTGAATTTATTTACTTGAACTTCACCCTTACTCCAACAGGTGCTGTTTTCCCATAATAAAAGGTTAACTGTTTAAATATTTATTAACAAATAAAAACTAAAAGAAAATGGCAATTATAGATAACAATGAAATGTTTTTTACAGCATTTGAACCTAAACAGGCTAACCGATTTATCCTGTATATGGATGGTGTACCAACATGGATGATCAAAGGAGTAAGCGCAATTAACTTAACTCAAGGTGAAGTAGTATTAAACCACATTAACGTTTTACGTAAAGTTAAAGGTAAAACAGTTTGGGGTGATGTAACTATGACACTTCATGATCCAATTTCACCATCAGGTGCTCAAGTAATTATGGAATGGGTTCGCTTATCACATGAATCAGTAACAGGTAGAGATGGATACTCTGACTTCTATAAGAAGGATTTAACTATCAATGCTCTGGGTCCTGTAGGTGACGTGGTAGCAGAATGGGTGCTTAAAGGTGCATTTGTAAAAGATGCTAACTTTGATGAATATAACTGGGATACTGAAAATACCGCTATAAACAA